CCTGATGAAGAAATGGAAGAAGAATATGTAGACTATGTTGTAGAGTCTACACTAGATAATGAAGATAAGAATTATTTAAATGCAGCTCTCGAGAAAGACGCAAAACTAAGTGAAATATTCGATCAAGTAGTCGAGAGTGCAACAGAATTTACTGGTTCTGGTCCTGTTGAAGGTCCGGGAACTGGTAGGTCCGATTCGATACCTGCAAGGCTATCGGATGGAGAATTTGTCATAACTGCAAAAGCAACTAAAGAAATCGGAGTAGACAATTTAAGGTCTATGATGAAAGAAGCAGAAGCTGCTGCAGATAAAAGACAAGATATGGCTAATGGTGGAATGGTAATGGAGGAAGAAACTATCTTTCAACCTCAATCTGAACCTATACAGCAAGACATTAGAGTGACGAGAGAAACTGTTGGTGATCAAGCTAGTATGAGAGAAGAAGAAGATTTGATAGGTAAGGAACTTAAAAAGTCTATGCTTTCTACTGCCCCATACGTCAGAAGCTAACTAACGATAAGCTACTCACATAAGTGACCCTTATCAATTTAATAACCTTTAGCTACCTTGTAAGACAAGCCCCTAATAAAAAGACGTTTTTATGATAGGCTACCTTGTAAATAGCACAAGCCCTAAGGAGAAACAAAATGACAGAAGTTAACCAAATACAGGAGGAATCCGTAGAAGAAACACCAAATCCGTATAACCAAAAAAAATCATGGCACACTGAATCAGTAATGCCTAAACATGGAGATACGGCAGATGGATTATTTTTTGAACGTCCACAAGTAAGTTCGGAGGAAGAAGTAGAAGCTGTGAATGCAGAACCTACTTCAACTAAACAACAAACTCATAAACGTCCAGATTATAAAAAAAGATATGATGATTTGAAAAAACATTATGATAATAGTTTAAATAATTTTAGAACTAGAGAGCAAGAGTTATTACAAAAGGTTACGGAAACACAACCTGAGTATATAGCTCCTAAAACTCCTGAAGAACTAGAACAATTTAAAGCTCAATATCCTGATGTTTATGAAGTGGTTGAATCAGTAGCCCACTTGCAAAGCGAAGAAAAACTTGCATTATTGCAAGAAAGATTAGATGCAATGCAAGATCGTGAATCAGAAATACTAAAAAGAGAAGCAGAGAAAGATTTGTTAAATAAACATCCTGACTTTGATGAACTTAGAAGTAGTGATGAATTTCACAACTGGGCAGAACAACAACCCGAAGAGATTAAAAATTGGATTTATAATAATCCAAATAATGCAACTCTTGCTAGTAAAGCCATTGATCTTTTTAAAGCTGACAACGGAATCGTAACTGCACAAGTAACTTCTACCAGATCAAGGAACGATGCAGCAGATTTAGTGTCTACTAAGACAACTCAACCTGCAGATGTAAACGAACCTAAGATTTGGACACAACAGGAAATTGCTGCCTTATCTATGGATGAGTACGATAGACTCGAAAGTGAAATCGACAAAGCCCTAGAGGAAGGTAGAATTATAGGATAACCAAATATAATATTCAAGGAGAATAATTATGGCATTTAATCAATCTGATCAATTTTTTGAGCAGTCGACTGATACAAATGGTAACTTTGGTAATTCCGTAAGTGGTCAAACTAACTCCTTTTTCTTACCGAAAGTCTATTCTAAAAAGGTTTTAAACTTTTTCAGAAAAGCTTCGGTAGCTGAAGCAATCACTAACACTGATTATTCGGGAGAAATTTCTGCTTTCGGAGATACTGTAAGAATCATTAAAGAACCAGAAATAACAGTCGTTCAATATGAAAGAGGGGCTGATATAACTAAAACAGCATTAACAGACCAAGAACTTACTATGGTCGTAGACGTAGCTAATGCTTTTAAATTCATCGTTGATGATATTGAAACTTCAATGTCTCATGTGAACTTTAAAGAAGTAGCTAGTTCATCTGCTGCATATGCATTGAAAGATGCATTTGATGCAGGTGTTATTGCTGAAATGTTTGCAGGTGTATCTTCAAGTTCACCTGACCACGTTATTGGTTCTGACAGCTCAACTGCTGACGCAACTTTATCTCATGCTACTAATTCTGTAGACCTTTTAGGTTCTGATGGAACTGGTGTTGATGCTCTAGACCTTATGGCTAGAATGGCTAGAAAACTAGACGATCAAAGCATTCCCGAAGAAGGAAGATGGTTCTTAGCACCACCTTCATTCTACGAAGAGTTATCACAGTCTGGCTCTAAACTACTATCTGTTGACTTCAACGCAGGTCAAGGATCATTAAGAAATGGTTTAGTTGCTAGTGGTAAGTTGCGTGGATTTGATATGTATAAATCTAATAATGTTGCTAGTACGTCTAACGCTACTGGTAAAGTATTAGCAGGACACATATCGTCTACAGCTACAGCTCAAGCTATCACTAATACTGAAGTCATTCGTGACCCAAGTTCTTTTGGTGATATAGTTAGAGGTCTTCACGTTTATGGTGCAGAAGTACTTAGACCTGAAGCTCTAGTATCTGCTTTCTACGTAGTAGACTAAGCAATCCGTAAGTGGGGAAGGAATCAGGTGTTCGCTTCCCCCTTACACTTTTATAAATTTTAAAAACGGAGAAATATTATGCCGAGTGGACCGGGAACATACGGGTCAAATATGGGAAGACCTAAGAAAAAAAGAGAACAAAAAATGGGTGGGGATATGATGATGAAACCTCGTAAAAAGAAAGCCATGGGTGATCGTATGACTTATGATGATGGTGGTTTAGTTGACTTTACAAATCCTAATTAATCATGGCTAAAGGTGTAAAACATTATAAAAGAGATGGTACTGAGCATAAAGGCAGTATGCATAAAATGCCTAATGGTCAGTTACACACAAACAAATCTCATACTAAAACAAGTGTAAGACTTTTTCATTTTAATGAATTAAGCAAAACAGCAAAGAAAAAAGCTAAAGGCAAAGCTAAAGGTAAAAAATAATGGCAACAACATTCCTAACATTAACAAATGATGTTTTACGTGAACTTAATGAAATTGAGTTGACTTCAGCAACTTTTGCTAGTGCAACAGGTATTCAAAGTTTTGTTAAAAATTCTATTAACAAATCTATTAATGATATAGCCAATGAAGAACCACAGCTTCCGTTTTTTTCTGTAGCTCCAAGTGGAGAAACAGACCCTTTCTATGGAAATGTTACTGTAGCAACCACAGCCGGAACAAGATGGTATACTTTAAAAGCAGGAAGCTCAAGTATCACCACAGATTTTTCATCGGTTGATTGGGATGATTTTTATTTAACAACTATAAATGTTAGTGGAGAATCTGCCCCATTTACTTCAAGAGGTTTAAAATTTATTACTTTAGCTGATTGGACAACATATCTTAGAGATTCAGAAAATGATGATGACGCAGATACACAAACATATGGTGAACCACAATATGTAATACGTAGTCCTGATCATAGAAAATTTGGATTGAGTCCAATACCTAATAAAGTTTATAATGTTCATTTTTATGCATATAATGTACCTACAGCTTTATCAGCACATGGAGATGAAATAGTATTACCTGATCAGTATTCTAATGTTATAACTGCTAGAGCTAGATATTACGTATGGCAATTTAAAGAAAGCCCACAACAAGCAGCTTTTGCTATGGACGATTATAAAAAGGGTATGAAACAAATGAAGTCTAATTTAATTAATCCTGCACCTAAATATATTTCAGACGATAGGAGATATTTTTAGTGGCATCATCACAACCTTTTACAGTTGCATGTGATGGAGGTTTAATTAATTCATCTAATGCAATAGATTTGTTAAGAACTCCGGGTGTAGCACGAGAACTTTTAAACTTTGAAGTATCTACAGAAGGTGGTTACAGACGTATTAATGGTTTTTCAAAGTTTGGAGGAAGTAGTGCAGTACAACCTACAGGAGGAACAGCAACTATACTTGGTGTGTTTCCTTATGCTGATGGAGTTATTATAACTGCAGGTACAAATATTTATTTTAGTAATACTGGAACAAGTTGGTTACAAATAAA